GTGGTGGAGTTGTAAAGGATCAGCCCATTGGCAGGCGAAGAAATCGCATCACGCTGAGCGGTAGTCATGCGTGGTGGAAGCAACCCCCGTGTGGTGGAAGTTACGTCAAGCAGGGCCGAGGCGTCCGGTGAGGCCGTCCCGATCCCGGTTTGTCCGCTCACACCGACCCCGAACACTTCGCTGCCGCCAACCTGAACGCTGATAAGCCGAGAGCCGGTCGCCGATGCGGTGTTGGTCACATTGAGACGAATACCGTACCAGACGGTACCAGCAGCGTTCCAGGTATCGGTCATGTCATAGATGTAGGACATATATACTCCTTATCACTTAGCTACCAACGGCGGAAGCAGTGCCGCCAAAACTGATGGTCTTGGTGGGGCTGGCGCTGTCCCGCGCAGCATAAAGTTGCACTTCATAATCGGTGCTGGCACTCAGACCAGTAACCGTTGCCGAGATCGAGATCAGACCGCCACCAACCTGGGTGCGATAGGTGCCGAACTCCGAGTCGTAAATGATAACAACCGGATACGAATCGTCAGCTTGGGTGCCAGCATCGCTGAATGAGCCACCGACGGGGCGATACTTCCACCGGCCAATGGCCCCAAAGCTACCGTCAGGTGATGCCTCTTCCGCGTAGATCGTGAGCGGGGCCGAGAACGTGATGGTGCCTGCCGATCCGGTCTTTACGGTCATCAGGTCCGAAATGGCCGTCAGCGTCGTGCCGGATACGCTGGAGAACGTCGAATCGCTAACTGTGGTGCCGCCACCAGTGCCGGTATTGGGTGGAGGAGCGTCCGAGCGCACTACGGCAATTCGTGAAGTAACATCAAAGCCTTGATAGGCTGACTTGACCACGATCTCTGCGCTGGACGCAATAGTCACGCCAGAGGGAATGCTGACGATGCCATTGGACACGGTGACGGTCCCGCCGCTGACGCCGTTTTGGCTTACAATCGTCCAGGTTGCGCTCGACGATACGTCGGTGGCCCCATAGAACCGCTTGAACTGGATCGTGCGCGGAAGCTGGCCGCTATCAATCGTACCTTGGTAGTTGGCCGAGAACAGGCTAGTAGCATCTGCTGGTTCATGGCGGCTAGATGCTTGGAGCGTGCCAAGAATAAAGGGGTTGTTGAGCGGATCGTAGATCGTCGGCGCGGTTGGCGTAACCGGGGCCGAATCCTCGGCATCCCACTTGTAGATGTCGGGATGCTCCTCAATCAGCGCCATAGGCACCTGACCGTCGAACCTGATCTCTTGGCTGACTACCCGGAACAGCTTTTGCGACCAACCAAGTGGGCCGAAGCTGAGGCGCACGATGTCGCCTACCACGCAGCCCTGCGCCTTGGCGGTGAACACCGCATTGAACATACCGCGATACTGGTTGCGCTGGAGAGCCTGCTTGGCAAGCCGCTGCGCCCTGCGCCCATCCTCCACATACGGCAGATCAAGCGACATGGCCCGCTCAATGCCATCTGGGCTGGTAAAGCCAACTTCCGGGTAATCCACAAGCTGGTACAGGCTGTTGCTGGACGGATCAATGTAGCGACCGCGCGCCTTATTATAAGTGTCGGTCAGGCCGCGCGTCTGCTGCCACTCGAACTCACCCAGAATGTCGCCATCCTCAAAGTCCAGCACGTAATCGGCCAGATCGTTCTTGACCACCTCCAGCGCCAGCTTGCCGTTGCTGTCACGCAGTGTACCGTTCATGCAAGTCAGCAGCGAACTAATAATGGTCATGCGGTCGTCAGCATCCGACGCCGTGCCAGAGGTACGATACCGCTTCTGGCTTCCGCCAGTGGCAAGCAAAACCGTTTCATCGCAGATGTTGGCCGCAGTGATGAACGACTCAAGGTCAATGCGCGCTGCCGGGACACCGCAACCAATCGAGGTCTTGCCGTTGATCTTCCAGCCGAGCAGCCACCACAGAAGCTGGAGAGCGGGATTGTCCGTGTCGTCCGCATCCGTGTAGTTGCCCCAAGTGGACTGGTCGTCGGCGCGATGCGCTCCAGAGCCACCCGGCACAGTGCTATCCTTGCGCGGATCATACAGCAATGCGCCATCACCAATGATGGTGACGCGGCTAGGCATCCCGTTGACCAAGGGGCTTTCGGTCTTGGAGCTGTTGCCGGTGCGCTTGATGCGGAGATGCACATAGGCGCAGCCCGTCAGGCGGCAGGTGCTACCCCACTTCGCGCCACCATTGATCGAGATCGTATTGCCCGCCGTGCCTTCAGTGCGGGTAGCGATAGTAAGGTAGCCTGAATAGGTACTGGTCACACCGCCGCTGGCCGTCCACGCCTGCTTTTCCTCAAACCAGATTTCGTCAATCGACTTCACCTTGTGAGCGGCCACGGCAATGATGTAGTCGATGTATTCCTGATTGGTCCCGCTCGCCTCATGATAGCGAAGGTCAAGATTCATCGCTGTGGTGCCCATCACCGCTTTGCGCGGCGTGGTGGTGTCTAGCGTCACATTGAGGCGGGACAACTGGCTCTTGGGCATTCCATTGCCAGCAATCATGCTGCCGACCGCACTTAGCGCCAAGGTAGCGCCAATGGCCACAACAGTCCCGATGCCAACTGCGATGCCGATACTGCCTAGCGCCATCGCAACTGGAGCAGCAAAAACCACCAGCGCAATACCGACAATGGCTTTCAGCACTTTACCCACGATAGACGCCCCAAGCCTTGTCCCACATCGCTCGCGGAACTCGTTCCAAACCTTCGTCGGAAACGAACCACGCGAACCCGCCCATTACTACACCAACAGAGCCATCAAAGAAAGCAAGGTCGCCGCGTTGAGCGTGGCCAATACCAATTTCAGGGAAAAGCGCGTCAATGGTTTTCTCAACGTCACCCTGGCCGATCTCCTGAAGCGCCCGGAGAGCGCCAAACTCGGTGCTGTACTGCCCGCGATATGGCGCATAAAAGTCCTCGCCGCTGATCGCCTGCACAGCCCCTGCGGCGAATGCACAGCAATCGTTGGAGCCATATTCAAACGGCTCTGATCGCTTGAGCGAGATGTAGTCCGATAGCCGCGTTTCCCAATCCGATAGCCTCATACTTGCCTCGTTTCTGCGCCATAGAGCCAGCTACCGCTACCGCCACCGCCACCAGTCCCAGCACCCCCAGCGCCCATGCCATTGGCTGCGCCGAGCGTGGCCGAGGCGCTGAGGTCGCCAGAGTCAAAGACGTTCTGTATCATGTACGTCTGGCTCGGCGCACCAGCCAGAGACGCTAGATAATTCTCAATGGTCAGCGTGATGTTTTGCTGCTCAGGCGAACCGCTGATGACAATATCATTCATGTATCCTGTATAGTACGGGATGATATTGCCGATCTGCACCTCGTTCTCATTGACACAGTAGAACCACAGGCGGGCTGCGCGACCCTGCCACCGGGTCTTGTCGCCAATGACGTTCAAAAGATTTGAGGTGCGGACCAGAACATTGCCGCCCCAGCGATCATAGATCGGGTCTTCATCGCGCTGAAGCAGGGGGTCTACGTTTGTCAGAATGCCGTTTAGTGTCACGGTCACGGTATCAGACCCGGTTTCATTGTGCCGGACAGGGCCGATGTCGATCAGACTATGAGCAAAGGATTCGTACGTGCCATCAAGCTCGCTATCGCCAGAGGCCGTGATGGTGCGGTCATACAGCCCGCTAGTGGCCCGCAGAACGTCACCTTGGATGTCGGCATAGATCAATGCGCGCCAATAAACGACCGGCGCTTCAAGCGCGGCCTGTGTGGTGGCATCAACCATTAGAACGATTCCCGCAGCGTAAACGAAATGCTGTAGACCATCCCCGGCTCGACCGAGTACGAGAAGTTCTCCACGCTATACATCAGCGCATAGGGATTGCGAAACTCGATCAGATCGCCATCGCTTGGCGATACTCGGATGGGCGGTGCGAATTGAACCGTTGCCTCGCCAGCCGAATTAGTGGCGATGTTGGCAGTCAATTGCAGCAACTGATTATTGATGGTGATATACTGACCAGCATAAAGCACCGTGGTGGAAGGTGGCCAGCCGGAGGTCTGAAGCGAGCGTCCTGTCTGGCCCGCGCCCTTTACGCTAGGTTCATCACCCACGTAGTAAGCTCCGCCCAGGAAGTCGATGTACAGTTCCGGTGAGGGGCTGGGCCATCCGCTAGTCTGCTCACTGGGCAGGACGCGAATCTGAAAATCGTTGGCCGAACCTTGTGCCAATGCCATGAAAGCGAGCCAAGCCCGCATATTTGATTCACCGACGATGGGCGGCATGGTGATGTCGCATTCCCACCAACCGCGACCAGACGAAATGACCTGACGGCGACCCGTCCAGCCAGAGACATTGTTCTGCGACGGCTGAATGAGCCGCCACGACATGGTTTGCGGCTTGGGGGTTGATGGGAAGGTAATCGTGGTCACTTCATCACACTCCCAAGGCGCGGACGGCGCAGACCGGACACCGTGCGGGCTTCAGCAGCGGCGATGATGGCCGGAGCAGCCTCCAAGATGCCGCGCTGCACCTGTGCGCGAACCGCCGCCGGATCATTGGCCCCGCGAGCATCGACGTTGATAGTCATGCCGCCACCGCCCATGCTCTGAGCGCGATGGGCTGGAATGACTTGGCTACCACGCGGCAGATTGACCAGTTCTGGGCCGCGTTCACCGACCCATGCCATACCACCAGGGGCATTGACCGTGCCGTTGGCGAACTTGGATGGGCCGAAGAAGCTGTTGGAGCCGAGTTGGCTGCTGACACCGGCTGCGGCACTAGCAATGCTGGGCATACCGCCCACACCGCCAAATCCGAATGCGCCGCTAATCGCATTAGACACCATGCCGACGATCTGCTGCACTACAAACAAGCGCCACAGTTCATTGATGACGGCATTGATAATGCCCTTCATGCCATCCTTCCACGACATGGCCCCGGTCAGCATTCCTCGGAAGGCATCATTTACCGACATGCCGATGTTGTCGAAGGCTTGGCGAATTTCCTTGTAGCGTTCGCGGAAATTGCTAGCGGTCATATCGGATAGAGTATTGACGGAGGCGGTGGCCATCTCGTTAATGCCCATAATCTTTTTGATAGTCTCTGCCGAAGTACCGGACATGCTTTCAAGATACTTCCGCCATTCAGCATCACCCTTGCGGATAATGTCGCTAATGAACGCCTGCGCTTCAGCCGCCTTGGTCAAGTCAATTTTTGACAAATCTTGCACGGCTTCTTGCCGTCCGCCCACCACGCCCCTAGGAGCGCCCCCACCCCTAGAGGAGGCAGGCGTCTGCGTATTCATTTTGTAGAGGTTTCGATTTCCCTCGTTAATTGCCCCCTGCAAAAAAGCAATTTGCTGATTTACCGAATCCAATTCTGACTTTAGCCTGCCCTGTGTATCAAGAACACTACCCTGCAAAACTTTTGGCAGTCGCAAATATACTTTATTTTTGAGATCGTCCTCAATTTTCATTCGCCTTTGTTGCAAAGTATTAAGATCAGACTCGCCCTTCATCAATTCAGCCCGCTGGCCGGCGGCGACAGCATCCATAAACTTATAATGAGCGTCCGCCGCCCTTTTTGCAGCATCTTCACTCTGAAAAAGCTTTTCAATTAGCGGAGTCAGCGCCATAGCGCCAATCGTAATGGCCGCGCCCCACGGACCCGCCAAGAAGTTACCAATGCGACCGGCGGTCCCGCCCATCATTGACATCGCGTAACCGACTTGGCCGATCTGCTGGTTGAATGCCTGCGTGATGCTGGCCCCGGTTGAAACCGAGGTCGCAAAGTCGTTGATCTGCATACCCAACTGCTGGGTGCCTTGGCGAGCGTTACGCAATTCCTTTGATTGAGCATCCAGCACATTATTATAGCGAACACCGTTGCGAACGACAGCATCAGTCGATGCTGCCACATTTGCATTGGCGCGCTGAAGATTGCCCATCTCCTTTTCGAGCGCGCCGACCCGGTTGATGAGAGCGGCAATCTGCTCCGCGCCCTTGACGTTCGCCAGGATGTTTACGTTAAGGTCGTTTTGGGCCACGCTGCTTTTCCTCGCTCACCTTAAAGTAGGCGACCCACTCGTTATACTCAGAAATTGAGATTTCCTCAATCTCTGCGACGGTTTTGCCGAGACGATCCGCTAAGGTGAGGAGGTTGTACCTCAGCGGATCGCTTTTCAGTTTTTTTCCGCTTCCTCAACGCTGGGACCAGACATCAACTCTGCGGCAACGCGCGAGATGACGTTAACCTCTTCGCGCATCAGGATAGGCTTGTCTTCCAGCGTAAACAGCTTTTCGCCCTGGCCGTTCTCAGCCTTGAGGATAATCAGATCAACCATCGCCTCAAACGATGCCGATTGAAGGAAGCTGGGATGCTTGCGCTGGATGCGGTTCAGTTCGCCAGCGAGGAGCGGGCCGAAATAAACAATCTCAGGCTTCCCGTCCTCACCCCATTCCGCCACTTCGATATGCTGCTTGACCGAGGTGCGCTCGGCAATTCGCTTAGCAATGCTCATACTATTCTCCTATTAGACCGTTGCGGTAGTCAGCGATCCGGTCCCCTGCAAAGTGATAGTGGATTCAACCATACCGTCAAAGCTGGCCGAAACGGTTTTCCCGGTGACAATGGCATTGCCCGTGAGGTAGACATCACCAGCCGTGGTGCCTTCAGGCATAAAGCGGATCGCCACTTCACTGCCGACAGTCAGAGCGCCCTGACCAGTGGTGTCTAGCTCGTCCCAGAAAACGTCAACGGTGCCGGTCCAAGCCTTGAGCGTGGTCTTAAAAGTGCGATAGCTATCGCCCATCGA